ATCTAAACCCGGTATGGAAGCCGCTGCCGACAAATTTGCTAGGAACATCCCTATCGGAACATTTATGGGCGAGGGGTTGTTGGTCGGATCGCGTCTTGCAAAAGTTGTTGCTGATAAAATACCTGTGCGTGATCCAAGAGCCTTAGCCTTGAAGCTTGGAATTTACGGCACAGGGGCTACTTTAGGCGCAGTTGGAGGCGCTATGGTGGGCCAAGAGGCTTCTGACTTTATCTTTGGAGAGGAGCAACCTGTAAGCCCTTCTTTGCGAGCTTACCAAAACTTTGGGGAAACCACGGGCCTAACAATTAATCCAAGCTTTTTATCACAAACCCGTCGTTGGACTACCGATAAAAACTGGTTGGGAGCCTCTAACTTCTTAGAAAACTTCAAAAAAGTTACACGCGACAGGTGGCCCGGTTATGGCAATGCGTTTGATCTTACAGGAGGAGCCGCTGGCCTGTCGGCAAGGCAACTAGAAGTTGCGAGAAACGCGCAATCTGGATTACTTATTGATCGTACCAAAGGGCCGACTGGCGTTAGAGTATTGTCCGCGTTTGAAAAAGCGCTGCCCGCGGCCCAAGAGTTTGCAGTTAAGAATCCTTACTTTACGCTAGGGTTGGATGTGTTTTCGGGTGTAGGTGCAGGCACGGGTGCTTTTGTAGCAGAGGAGATGGCCCCCGGATCTAATGGAACGCGGTTGCTTCTGGAATTAATAGGTGGTGGTCTTCCGGGGCCCGCGGTTGAGCTTTCAACACGCGGGGGAGCCGCAGGCTTTGACAAATTGAAAACCGCCTTTATGCGTTATTATTTGGACAGAGAAGGCGCAATGACGTCTGCCCAAGAAAAGCTGGCGTCTAACCGTATTTACAGCGCACTAGAGCAGGCTACGGAATCGGACACCAATCAAATAGATTTGTTACTTGGAATAATCGCGGAAGAAGCTGCGCTTATTGAAGACGGCACTAAGTCCAGCGTCAGTTTGGCCGCGGCGGCTAAAGGGAGCAAACTTGCTCCTGCTTTGGTTCAAATCGATCAGATGCTTTCAAAAGGTCTTAACGAACTTTCCGTTACCTCAAAAGCGGGCAAAGAGGCTTGGATACAGGGCGCTAAAAACAAAATACTGGAGTTCCAAAACTCCGGTGATCCTACGCTTGTGGCAACGGCAAATCTATTACAGAAGGGTTTGTTTGAAGAAGCTTTAGCTGGAGAAATGCAAAGTCGCGTAAACCGCATGTACAGTGCTTTGAAAGCTGTTGCGGGAGACGATCCTAATAATCTGCAAAAATACCCTGTCGCGGACATGCTGTACCAGCGTCTCTCCACTTTTGTTTCCGATACGAAACAAATGGAAAGAGACTTCTGGAACAACGTAACTAATTTTGAGTTGACTGAATTTAGAAACGCCAACGGCGAGTTGCAAGATTTACCCAACACTGTTCAGATTTTTGACACTCCAAAGAGCCAAGGTGGTCTTCAGTTCCCATCTCAGACAGGTCGCGCAACCTTTTTAGCGGCGGCTCCAAAAGGGTTGGCTAAAGACTTAACAGAGATTTTTGAATACTTCGGACAAAGCTTTGACGATGTGTTTCCAGAAATTGCCGAAGAAGCTAGTGAGCAAATGTCTGGTCGTTTGCGCACGGCACTAAGCAGTTTTGAGGAAACTCAGGATGCTTTACGCGGAACAGATAGCTTTAATGTGTTGCAGCGCGACATAGAGCGCGTCAACCAAATGGATAGTGTTGATGAGAAGGTCACCTATCTACGCTCGCAGGCTGAAATGCTGAAGTCCAACGCCAGAGATTACGACAATCCGCGCACGGTCCAAAGACTAGGTACGGCCCTTGATCGTTTGGCTACCGTGGAGCAAGCACGGGCTCAACAAGAGGCCACTGATTTAGCTCAGAGCGTTGTGCCCGGAGAAGAAGCTCCAAACCCAATGACCTCAGAGCGGTTGATTGAAATACGGTCAAAACTTTTAGAAGCGGCGGGTAATTTAAGAAGCGGGACCAACAAGCGCGGTAATAGCGATACCGCGGAGAAGCTGGACCGCCTTGCTAACGCGGTTCTTGACGACGTTCTTAGCGCAGACACGGACGCTGCGGATTACAATGCCGCTCGCGCCTTCACGTTAGCACGGCGTGATTTGACACAGAGAACCTTTTTGGGGGATCTTGGTAATGCAGACCCGCTTGGCAGACCGCGGGTCACGCCTGAAGGCATGTTGGATTATATGTTTAAGGGTGGAAATGATTCCGTTCTGCGTCGGTTTAATGAGCTTGAAACTGTAAATCAGTTTATTAGAACTCAGATGGGACTGCCTGAAAGCGACGCTGCGGAGTATGCGGGAGACGTTGCTAACGCTTACGAAAACGCTTTTCGGTACACTGCTTCTAAAATTATGGTGGATCGCCCTGATCCAAACGATCCAAATCAAACCATTAAGATGGTTGATCCTAAACGTCTAAGAGATTTTAAAGCGGATCCAGCAAATCAACAGATTTTAGCAACGATGCCTAACTTGGCTAAAGATCTTAAAAGTGCCAGCAAAGCACAGATGTTGTTTTCCAGCATAGATCCGGATAAATTTTTTAAACAAAACCCTGAAATGAAAGCTTTTGAGTTAGCGGCTAATCTTGGAACAGAAAAACCGGGTAAAGCGGTTGCTAAAATAATGGGGCAGGACAATCCGTTTAGGGATCTTAACTTCATGTTAAATGGGGTTCGTAATGAACAGAAAGCCCGCATTTTGCAAAACGGAGAGGTAAAGGTAACCACTAAGCCCCGCAAGAATATCTTTTCAGAGGATGGTACAAAGTTCACTGTTGGCGACGCTGAACAGGGTATGAGGTCCGCTATAATGAACTATGCCATCATGCGCGGCGGCGGAGATGGACTTAGCATCAATCCCAAAAACATCTTTGATACGTTGTTTACGAAACCTCCGGGGATCAAAGACGCTGACAATACGCTGATGAATTGGATGAGAAAAAATGACCTCGTGACTGAGGATGAAGTTACCATCATACGGCAATCTTTGCGTGAGATGATTAACGTTGAAGAAGCCTTTCAACAGGGCAACCTTGAGAACGTTTTGTTTAAGAACCCAACGCAGTCAAAGCGCACGGGTATTCGTATCTTAGGTGCTACGCTTGGTCAAAAGTCTCAAGAATCCCTTAACAACATGCTCAGTAAGATTGGTTTAGGTACTACGGGTGGTGGTATTGGCGGCGGCATGATTGCGGCAGAAGAAGGCTCGCAAGCCTTGCAAAACATCTTGCTGGTTGCACCAGAAACCGCCATTGTTAAAACAATGCAGAAAATGATGGAAGACCCCAAAAAGTTTTCTGAAATGCTGCTTGATATTCGTAATGCAAAGCAAGACGCTGCAAGCACAGAGCGTCTGAACAATTTGATGGCTGAGTTCGGAGTCAACCAATTAGCTAAACGTGATGCCGTAATTCTACGATCCCTTCTGCTAGAAGAAGAGGAGTTTGAGCCCGAAGCGTTACCAGAAGCCGTACCTTCCCAAGAGGAAACAACTCCACAAGATCAAAGAAACCTGCGCGGACGCAACAGACCACGTGATGACAGAAAGCCAATGCAGCTTAGTCCACAACCTTCCGCAGCTTCTCAAGGACGTAATGTCCCACGCTCGCAGCCTGTAGGTACTCCCACCACTCAGGCGGCTCTCCCCGCCCCATCAGTTAGCTCCAGTGGGGCGGGGACGAATCCACAGGTGCGTCAAACATATGCCGCACTGTTCCCTAATGACCCCATATCGGGTATGTTGGTTCAACAACCACGGACCTTCCGCCGTGGCGGTATTGCTAGTTTAATGGAGTAAACTATGGCTACGTTTAGTAATAAAGATTATTCTGGTCCTTTTTCAAGCAAGTACGAAGAAGATGAAGCGCTTTCAGGAAACCGTGGTAACCAAGCGAGGCACATGGCGACACAAGCCCGTCACAGTCAGGGCCTTACGGGCAGCGGACGGATTGACACTTCCGCCTTTGGCAGGAATCGCGATGTTTTTGGAAATGATCAATATGAAAAGGCTACGGATAATCCTCTTAATTCTTTAATTCGCTTTGCCAATAGACCGCAAACCAATTTTTCGCAGTCTAGTGGCGCACAAATGGCTACAAATCAATTTCGCCCAGAAATGTTGGAAGAACAAGCCCCCGCAAACCCTACACAAAGCGGCCTTGGAAGTTTTTTAAATCGGTTTGGACAAGATGTCCAAATGGGCCTGTCTAACATATTGTCAGGCGGAGCTTTTCAAAATGACCCCAATGAACAAATTAATCGTTTAGTAGAAAGAGGGTATTCCCTCAGTGACGCGGCTGATTTTGTAAACAGTACGCAGAGAACGATGGAGCAGAATAATATTCAAAGAGCATTGTACGGGGATACTTCTGATCCATCATCCAGCGTTCTGAGTGGGGACGAGGGAACTGGCTTAGGAGACATTGTGATGGACGGAACAGGTGACGGGGGAACAGGTGACGAGGGAACAGGCGTACCTAGCAGCACAGACTTTCGATTTTTTGGAGGTTATAATCCCGTCTCGCGCTCCGACGTTCTTGTGCCGTCTACGTTTCGGCAGGACATAAGGAGGCCTGATGCACGTTTAGACCCGGTTTTTCCGCAACGCCCTGACGGTGGTGATTATAGACCATTGCCCATAGATAGAACAGACCCCATTTTTAGAGAACAGCCTAGTGATCAAGGCTTTGATTTTGGTGCTCCTGCAAATGTGGGTGACACGTATTTTGATCCTGAATTAAATACGACGTATGAGTATACGGAAAAGCCTAATGGCAGAGGCGGAACGTATCAAGGCTGGGATATTGTGTCGGGCACGGGTGGAACTGTGGGTTTGTTTGGAGCGCAGCCTGAAAACAAGATTTCTGCGGGTATAATGGCCGATCCACAGATGCCGGGTCCGGGTCAGTTTAGCACGATGCAAGAGTTGATGGATTATCAACAACAATTTCCGTCGCTAAACTTGATGGGCGAATACAAACGCTTAAGGAACGATCCTAATTATCGGGGTGACGGACCAAATTTTGGCATGAGGGACATGTTTGCTCAAGGCGGAGTAGACCGCCTGTTTGGTAACGAGCAAGCGCCGCCGTACATGTACCAAGGTATTATGAGCTAATGGCTGACGTTCCCGCACCAGTAGAAACCAACCGCGGCCCACGGGTCCGGACAAATTCCAAGGGCCTTGGTTCGTTTATTCCGCCAGAGCTTAAAGAAACAGGTCGGCAGGCTTTAAACCTTGCTTCTGCTATAGATCCTGTCCAAGGTATTCTGCGGGGTATGAGTGCTAGTGGACGCGCCGCAGATACAGATCTAAGTCCGGAAGAACGCAGAGCCGCCTTAATAGAAGCGGGTATTGAAACCGCGGCTCCTTTGGCCATGATGGGTTTAGGCTCGTTAGCCAAGCAACCCGTAAAAGCTACTGTTTTGGATATTCTTACTCCAACGGGTGCGCCGCAAGCTGTGGTAGACGATGTTTCAGATCCTAGCCGCCGTGCGTTTATGAAAGGCGCGGTAGCTACGGGAGGCATTGCAGCCATTGCTCCAGACGTAATCACAGAAGCTTTGGAGAGAGTTCCTGCGGCGGTTAAAAAGCTTAAACCTATTCCGAATCCTATTGATATTTTTACCCAAAACATGAAGATTTTGCGCCGTGAGATGGAAGAGGCCTACGACGCTGCGGACGATATGCCGTATGGTTCTACCATGAGCCGCGACTACGACGAAGCATCCGCAGAAGCCTACAACGAAGCTATACAGAATGCTGAGAAACTTGCATATGATTTAGACGCAACTACAGAAATGGATTTGCGCGAGCTTATTTCTGATATTGGGCCCAAACAAATTGCTGAAGCCGCGGATGAGTCGTTAGAAGAAATATCTCAGGCTTTGACTGACTTTAGAATGGTCAGTGAGGATGAGTACATTGAACAGATGATCCCGCTCGCAGAAGAAATACAACGCCGCGGTTTGTTAGAGGTTAAAGACAACGGCATATTCCAATATCCGTATGCTCGTACCGTCGTAGAAGACGTCGAAGATTACCGTGTTGGTGAAAACAGAGCTAGGAATAACTCCGCGATTATTGACAGGCCGCGGGATCTTCAAATGACGGAAGGCGACAAATATGTAACTTCTAATCAACAACCATTAAAACAGGAACAATTAAGAAACATAATAATTAAAGGCGAGGCCGACGGCGAAAGTGTCGAGGCGATAAACAAAAAGGTGGTGGACGCTGCAACGCGCTTGAAAGTTCCTTACCCACAAAGAGCCTTTGAGAACCCAAAGGTAGAGTATGTTAATACCCAGACTATTGCGGACAACGTAGCTCAATTTAACTTTCCGCGTTATGACGTTGGTAAGTTTGGTGGGGATTTTGAAAGCGGTGACATGGCGAACATGCCGGGGGTGCTGGAGAAATTTCAGGCTTCCGGAAAAGAAACGCTTAAAGAGAATATTTTTAACGAGGGCATCAAAAAACCAATTGAGATTGAAGTCGTTATGTCAAACGGTGGTATTAATATTGGTCAAGGACACCATCGTTTGCAAGCTGCACTAGAGCTTGGGATTCCAGAAATACCCGTAATTGTGACCACAAAAGCTAACCCTCGCGCAAAAGGTATGGAAGTTATGCGGTCTGCAACTTTGGACACTTCTGGTTTAAAAACGGGGCAAACCTATTCTTTTTCTGAGCTTGGCTTGAAACAACGTTTAAAAACACCAAAAGAAACACCGGAAGAAATTCAAGCCCGTGGTGGCACGGTATTTAGCGATTTCAACACTGGCGATGTTTCTGACAGAAAGTTTCCTCAATATGAAACACCCATGCGCGAAGGCTTCTTTCGGGTCATAGATGAAAAAGCCGACGGCGGCGAGATGCGCAAGGGCGTTGGTTCGTTGAGCGAGACTGCCCGTCGTATGAACGAGGGCGGGGAGGCTAAAATAGATACAAGAAGCGGACAAGAAGTAAGGCAATCTATTAGAGACGCTTTAAAAAATCTCAATGATACAGAAATTCAAGACCAGTGGGGGAAATCTCGTAAAGAGTTAAAGACGGCGTTAGACATGCTGATTTTACAAGAGTACCACGGTGAATATGAACCTCCCGTAACTCAAGGAGTAGGATCACTTAGTGAAACGGCCCGTCGTATGAACGAGGGCGGCGAGGCTAATATAAACTATTCTTTAGGGGATATTGAGTACCGCGTTGATTTAGAGCCGCACATGGACCCGTTGGCGGAGATGGGTTTCGACGTTAATAAAATTGATTACGACATGATGTATGATCGCTCAAATGATAGGTCGCAGGGTTCTCATTTTAACCCTAACAATGATAGGATACTAATTAGTCCGGAAGATTATTCTTCAAAAGGAGTTGCGGCCCATGAAATGCGGCATCGTGGTTTAGAAAGGCTTTTTCGTATTGTAGAACAGGGGTATCCTACCGCGAAAAAGTTAGGCTTATCTAAAGAAGATTATTTAAAAATTCTTAGACTGTATAAGTTAGAGCAACAGCAAGACCGTCAGCGTCGTGTAAACGATCCTGATTTTGACTATTCCGATTACGCGCATGAGAAAATTGCGGAGGGTTTTGAAAAGGATGAAACAATCATCCGTGGTGCGAAGTATTTTTTAAACAATCCTAATGCGCCTGTTTTTACTTTTGACCGCAAAGAGCGTCGTCCAACAACGCCCGCGGAACGTTTGGCTTTAATGCAGGATTTAGTGCGAGAAAACGCCATGTCTGGGGGACAAGCTTTTGGTCCGGATTTAGCAATTCAGAAATCAATTACTTCGCCAACTTCTATGGAAGCTTTTAGGGAAACAGGGGGCCGTGCGGAAATAGATCGATATTTAGACGAAGGTCCGCAAAACACACCTGAAAACATTGTTGAATTTGCCGAGCAGGCTTTGGCGGCACAAAGGTATGCTGACATAATCAACGAAAGAAATAAAACTATTATGCGAAATTCTTCCGAATATGCGATGGGCGGCGAGGTATCCGGCCCGCCTCCGGATCGCGGTCCAACGCCACAGGGAATAGGATCACTTAGTGAAACAGCCCGTCGTATGAACGAGGGCGGGCCGTCCTCTATTGATGATGAAATAAACGCAATCGTGCCCTCTGTAATAATGGCAGAAAGCAGTAACGATCCAAAGGCAGTCAGTGAAGACGGAGCCATTGGGTTGATGCAGGTTTTGCCGTCCACGGCCATGAAACCGGGTTACGGGCTTCCAACCATCTTTGAGCTTGCTCGCGAACAAGGCTTTGTCGTAGACGAAGAAACCCCTGAGACAGCAACACAACTATTGTTCATGCCCGATCTAAACGTAGAGTTTGGCTCGCGGTATCTTAAAGCCATGCGCAACGAATACGATACGATGGAAGATGCGCTCCGCGCCTACAACGCTGGGCCCGGAAACTTTAACGATTACTTGGCTAAGGGTCGTGACTTGAGCGCATTGGACGATGAGGCCGTACAGTATCCGTTGCGGGTCGCCGCGGCAGGACAGGGAATAAACCCCAACGAGCCTGCGCAATACGAAGCGTTTACAGACTCTCCCGAAGCGTTTTCTACCTTTATGAACATGGCTTCAGAAGAGCGTCCGCCTGCTCCGCGCCCTCGTGCTAGACCTTCTGTCACGTATGACGGCCCACGGCCCATGCAGCGTCCAACGTTACCGCAGGAAATAATTGGGCAACCGCTTGCAGACTTAGCCCCGCCTCAAAACCTGCAACAAAAATATTCTCTGGAAGGGATTGAACAGATGCTTACTGGAACCAACTCCGAGCTTCTTCTCCCAAGACAGTTTCAGCAAGGTTCACCTTATTCTTCAATGCGGTAAGGATCTTTTCGTCTAGCGTATCCGGCGACACCATATCAATATAGGTGACAGTGTTCTTCTGGCCAATTCGGTGCGCCCTGTCCTCTGATTGCAGGCGTATCTCCAAATCGTAGCTATTGCTGAAGTAAATCACCGTCGTTGCGGCGGTCAGGGTAATCCCATAACCGCCCGTCTTTGGTTGGCCCACAAAAAACCGCAGGCGGTCCTCTGGATCTTGAAAGCGCTCAACGATTTGTTGGCGCTCTTCTTGGGGCGTCTCCCCGTAATAAAGTGCGACTGCTTCGGGCCCAAAGCAGTCGCGCAGGGCAGAATGTATCCGTTGAATATCGTGGGTGTACGATGCCCAAATTATACATTTTCCCTGAAGCTCTTCCGTAATGCTCATTAGCTCGTCCAGACGGTTACTGTCCAAGCTTCTGGTTTCTCCTATGTCAGGAGTAAAATGACCGCAGCATATTTGCTGCAAGCGCATAATCTGTGTCAGGACACTGGTAGTCGTGGCTAACTCTCCGTTGTCCAGTTGGGCCAAGGCCATGTCTTTCATCTGGTTATACAGCTTTCCCTGTTCCGCCGTGAGAGGCACGTAGCGCTTCGTGTAAAGCTTTTCGGGTAGGTCTAGGCATTCTGACTTCAATATGCGCGTACTGAAGCCTGTCAGGCGCTCGTTAAGCTCTTCTAAGCGTCTATACCCCACAATCTCTTGGAACGAGCGGTGACCCATCGTCTGTTGGCGTACTACAGCATACCTGTTCTGGAAAGCAAAGTAACTATTATAGCCCAAGGCCATTGGGGCCAAGAACGAGCACTGACTGAACAAATCCATAGGGCTCTTTGTAATGGGGGATCCCGTCAGGATGCGGCGGTACTTGGCAAACTTTTGCAGAACTTGGAGGTTTTTTGTACGCGCTGCCTTACGGTTTTTAATCGTAGTGCTTTCATCCACAATCATCATGTTGTTTGGGTTCTGGACAAGAAATCGTCCCGCAGTCTTTGCGCCCCGCTGCGTAGAAAAGGCTTCGACATTCATTACAAATATCTTCAGACCATCAAAGTCCTCCATGATAAACTCTTCTAGCATAGCCATGTAAGTTTTGGTTGTCTTTGGATCCCAACGCACGATGCTGCGCGTAATGCTCTCCGGTAAGTGCGCAGGAAACTCACCCTTCACCCAGTTATCGTACACGCCCTTTGGAGCTATGACCAAAGCCGCATCCAGTTCGCCCTGCTCATAAAGAAGTCCAATGTTATCAATGGCTACCTTGGATTTACCTGTACCCATTTCCATAAACAAAGCATAATACTCCGCAGCCCACGATTCGTTGAGCGCATCCGCTTGGTGTTTAAAAGGTTTTGTTTTAAAGTTGTAGTTCTGCATCTTTTTCTCCTTGACTATGGGATAAGATACAACTATATGGGAATATGTCAAGGCTCGTAAAAGGAGTCTTTAACCACGAAAAACGGAAAATGAAAAATGAATGATATATCGGAACTAATGGAAGCGGACTTTGAGTCCAATTTCGCAAATCCTCTTGAAAAAACCAATAACTCAGCTTTGTCCACAGTGTCAAAGTTGGCTCGTGCTATCAAGGCCAAAGAGCAGGAAGTCCAGTCTCTGGATGACCAGCTTAAACTTGCCAAAAAAGAATTGCTCAAGTTGACAGATGAAGAATTGCCTGCCTCTATGGCAGAGGTGGGTCTTGCATCATTTACCTTGGACGATGGTTCGGAAGTAAACATCAAGCCAACGTATGGTGCTTCGATTTTAGTAAAGAACCGTGAAGCCGCTTATGAGTGGCTACGCGACAATGGCTATGACGATATTATCAAGAACACAGTTTCTTGTAGTTTCGGCAGAGGCGAAGACGACAAGGCTTCGGCCTTTAAGGCTTTCGCTTCGAAAGAAGGTTATTTGGCTGAACAAGCTACGGGTATTCATTCTTCAACCCTTCGGGCGTTTGTCAAAGAACGTGTTGAAAACGGAGATGAATTTCCAATGGATTTATTTGGGGCGTATGTAGCACAACGCGCTGTTATTAAGAGAGGAAAAGCCTAATGGGTAAAGTTGCTAAGAAACAAGAAACAAATGTTGTAGAGTTTGATATCTCTATGATGGAAGCCGACGCAAGCGTTGGTGTTTCAAACATGGGCCAAGACGATCTGGCCCTGCCATTCCTTAAAATCTTGTCAGGGTTAGACCCCTTGCTTGATGAGTTGGATGAAGCCAAGCGCGGTGATCTATACAACACCGTCAGCGGTCAAATCTACAAAGGAAAAGAAGGCGTCATGCTGATCCCTTGTGCATACCAACGTCGGTTTATCCAGTGGGCTCCAAGGGGCGCAGGAACGGGGGCACCAATCGCTATCTTTGATACGGCGCAGGATTGCCCAAAGACAGAGCGCAGCAAAGACGACAACAAAGATTACGTTGTCGGCGGAGATGGCTCGTACATTGAAGAAACCCATCAGCATTTTGTAATACTGGTGGGCGCAGATGGTTCGGCGGAAACGGCTCTGATCGCCATGAAGTCAACCATGCTCAAGAAAAGCCGCAAGTGGAACAGCATGATTGCGTCCGCCACGGTTCAAGGCAAGAACGGTCCATTCACTCCACCGCGCTTTGGTTTTATTTATCGCGCAAAAACAGTGATGGAAGAAAACAGCAAAGGTAGTTGGCACAACTGGGAAATCTCGCGAGAGAAACAGGTGGACGATGCCGCGCTGTATGTTCGGGCAAAAGACTTCTCTACAACCATCGACACAGGTGATGTTGTGGTCAAGCACCAGAACGAAGAGGCGCAGAACAAGTCGGACGACGTTCCATTTTAATGCAACGGGCGGCGCAAGCCGCCCACCTTTTCTGAGGTATCAATGTCTGTCCAACAATTCTCAGCCATCTTTGATGGCCTGCAAGAGGCATACGGCACTTATCGCGTAGATAAAAAGCAGGCTAACGGGAAAAATACTGGCAAAGCACAAATCATTCGGGAGCCACGCTCCGCGAAGCTATGGCGGGAGCATCTTTCTGGTAAAGGTGCCTCAATGGGTATCATCCCCATTAACGCCGAAAACAAATGCAAGTGGGGGTGCGTAGACGTAGACCAATATCCCCTTGATCATAAATTACTGGTAGAAAAGATCCGCAGGCTCAAGCTGCCTTTGGTGGTATGCCGCTCCAAATCAGGCGGGGCTCACTGCTTTCTGTTCTCTATCGAATGGGTCGAAGCTTCTGACATGCAGAAGGCCCTGCAAAATATTGCCGCGGCCCTTGGCTATGGCGGTAGTGAAATCTTCCCAAAGCAAGTCAAGCTGCACCTTGACCGTGGAGATGTAGGTAACTTTCTTAACCTACCGTATTACGACGCAGAAGAGGGGCTACGCTACGCTATCTTAGATGACGGCACCTCTGGTACTCTGGAAGAGTTTTTGGCGCTGTACGAGGCGCATAAGCAAACACCGGAACAGATCGTCAATCTGCAAGTAACCCAAGAAAACGATAGCGAGGCCTTTGCCAACGGTCCGCCGTGCCTAAAAGCTTTAGCGCGTATCAAAATATCAGAGGGTGGGCGCAACAACGGCCTGTTCAACGTTGGTGTATATCTGCGTAAAGCGCACCCCGACACGTGGGAGACAGAAATCCTGCGCTATAACAACGATTACTTTGAACCGCCCCTGCCTCTTAACGAGGTCAACGTGGTCGCAAAGCAAGTGCAGCGTAAAGAATATGCTTACAAGTGTAACGATGCGCCCATCAATGCTTACTGCAACAAGGATCTATGCCGTACCCAACGGTTTGGTATCGGAGCCGCAGCGTCAGGGGTGCCCGTAGCAAACCTGCGCAAGTACAACTCCACGCCGCCTGTGTGGTTCTTGGACGTCAACGGTGAACCCTTAGAGCTAGACACCGATGGTCTAATGAACCAACCCTCGTTCCAACGGGCCTGCATGGAGCAACTTAATCTCATGCCGCACACTGTAGCCAAGCCGCAGTGGGAAGGGCGCATAAGTTCCTTGCTAAGAGAAATGGCAGAGAATGACAGTGCTATCGTAGAGGTCGCTCAAGATGCCAGTATCAACGGGCAGTTCTACGATTATCTGGAAGAGTTCTGTGTCTTACTGCAAACCGCGCAGGACAAGGAAGAAATCCTACTCCGCCGCCCGTGGACAGATGACGAAGAGCAAATGACTTACTTCCGTTTGAAAGACTTCGAAGCCTTTCTAAAAAAGAATAAGTTCTTTGAACTCAAGTCGCACAAGATTGCTCAACGCCTACGGGACATTAACGGCGAAAGCATGTTGCTTAAAATCAAAGGTCGCCCTGTCCGCGTATGGAAGATACCTGCCTATGACAACGGTGACGTCGAACTGGCTACTCCAATCTTTGCAGCGAAAGGGGAGGCACCTTTCTGATGTTTAGAATATTTGGACCGCCCGGAACGGGCAAGACTACCACTCTACTAAATATGGTAGACAAAGCTTTGGAAGCAGGCACCCCACCACAATCCATAGGGTTCTTGGCCTTTACCCGCAAAGCGGCAACAGAAGCAAAGGAACGCGCTGCGGCGCGTTTTCGTTTGGACCCACAAAAGGATCTGCAATACTTTCGCACCCTGCACAGCTTTGCACTCTCCCTGTCAGGAATCCGTCCAGAACAAATCATGCAACCTGAGAACTATAAAGAACTCAGCGAAGCAATGGGCATCAAACTGGAGACAGGTCGCGTCAATCAATTAGAAGAAGACGTCCAAGATGCCGTCAAAGCCAGTGACCCCATCCTTGGGCTCATCAACCTCGCGAGGCTGAAGAAGACTTCTTTGCGTAAGGAGTACAACCTTAGCAGCATTGAACACGATTGGAACACCGTCAACCATGTGGACCGCTCGCTGCGCTCCTACAAACACGAAAGCGGCCTTTATGACTTCACCGATATGCTGCAAGGTTTTATCGACAAGGGACACCAGTTCTGCCCGCGCTTTAACCTATGCTTTGTAGACGAAGCCCAAGACTTATCCCCCATGCAGTGGGACATTGCCCATCTGATAGAAGCCAAAACCAAGCAGATGTACTGCGCAGGAGACGATGACCAAGCCATCTACAAATGGGCAGGGGCCGACGTTGAACACTTCCTTGGTTTAGACGGCGGATCAGAAACGCTTAAACAATCCTACCGTATACCAGCAAGCGTTCACCGCGTGGCAGAAACAATCGCCCGCCGCATCCATCACCGTTACCCCAAGATATACAAACCACGCGAAGAAGAAGGCCAGTGCCGACGCGTGGCGCAAGTCGGGGAACTGGACATGAGCGAAGGCTCGTGGCTCATACTTGCACAAGCAGGATACCAACTACAGCCCGTGGCAACAGACCTGCGGTCCTTTGGTTATCTGTACGAATACCGCGGCTCACGGTCCATTGGTCAAAAACTAAGTGACGCCGTAAACGGGTGGACTGACCTACAACGCGGTAAGGAAATACCTATCGACACAGCCCGAAACATCTATAGCTTTATGTCTACAGGAAAACGCGTGGCACGGGGGTATAAGAAAATCAAAGGCGTTCCAGATGACGAACTGGTTAACATCGACGATCTGCAAATATCCCACGGCCTTATAGCCACAAAGGATATGATCTGGTCTGAAGCAATGGACCGCATTGCAGATAAAGACCGCGCCTACGTGACAGCATTGCTGCGCCGCGGAGAAAAGTTCAACGGCATTCCCCGCATTGTAGTGTCCACGATCCACGGTTCAAAAGGTGGAGAGGCGGACAACGTTGTATTGTTCACGGACCTGTCACCCGCTGCGGACAGTACCCTGCGAATTGCACCCGACGATGTTCATCGTGTTTTCTACGTCGGCGTGACGCGTACAAGAAAGAACTTGTATTTGGTGGAGCCTGAAGACGCGACAAGGAGTTATGATATATGAAAGTCTTCGAAGAAAAGTTGGGTCAGGCTATGGCCAAACTCGCTATCGTTGAAAATGCACGAGCCCGAAAAACTTGGGGAAACATGAACGCGTATAGCGCGGAGAAAAATCAAACAAACGGGTACAAAGGGGGCAGGCCAAAGTCGGATAAGTCTCTAAGACCGCTCAACCCCACCGCTCGCATGGTCGATAAGATGCTGAAAAATGGTTTGAACTGTGTTGAGATTGCGGATGTTTTAGACAAACACCCTGACACTGTGCGCGATATTAAAGCGCGATATGAATTACCAAGAGAAGAAAAAAATGAAACGTGATGAAATCCTTCAGACAGCGCAGGCCCTTATAAACGGAGAACGTGCATCCGAATACGGTGATGCAAAACAGAACTTCCAAGATATCGCAGACCTCTGGTCCGTCTTTCTAGGTCGCCCGACAACGCGGCAAGAGGTTGCGGTCTGCATGGTTTTGGTAAAATCCGCACGGCTTATGAAATCCAACAAAGAGGACTCATGGGTGGACATCTGTGGGTATGCCGCTTTAGGAGGAGAGCAATGAATTGCTGGCACTGCAAAGCAAAATTAATCTGGGGCGGAGATGATGATGCCGAGGATGAGCCTGAATATGACATGGTTACCAATCTCTCATGCTCTAACTGCGATACGTTTGTATTAGTTTATTATAAGGAACCAGAAGATGAGCCTACAGATGGCAATGTTCACACCGGAGAATGAATGGGTTCCGCCCAGTGAACTCCCTGATCTTACTGGTGCCAAGCGCATTGCTATAGATTTGGAAACCAAAGATCCCAATCTAAAAAACGCGGGCCCCGGATGGGCCACCGGAGACGGTGAGGTAGTAGGTTATGCCGTTGCCACAGAGAACTGGAGCGGCTACATTCCTATTAGACATTTCGGCGGCGGGAACATATGCGAAAAACAAGCCAATCGTTGGTTAAAAAAAGTTTTCGAAAGTCCCGCAGACAAAATCATGCACAATGCTCAATACGACGCTGGATGGGCACGGCGCATGGGTTTTACCGTAAATGGCAAAGTAATCGACACTATGGTCATAGCATCCCTGCTCGACGAAAACAGGTTTAGCTACACGCTTAACTCCCTGTCGTTTGACCATCTGGGCAAAGTTAAATCCGAAAAGCAACTGATCGAAGCTGCAAAAGCATTTGGCGTGGACCCCAAAGCAGAGATGTGGAAGTTACCCGCCATGTTCGTCGGGCCTTATGCAGAAGCAGACGCGGAACTCGCACTGGAACTCTATAATTATTTTTCCGTAGAAGTTTCTAAAGACGGCCTGTCAAACATCGTGGACGTCGAAACACGGCTCTTGCCCTGCTTGGTGGACATGACTTGGCGCGGCGTCAGAGTAGATACGGACAAAGCAGAGCGCACACGTAACGCACTGCTCAAGCGCGAGAAAGAAATTTTAAAAAAGATAAGATCCACCGTAGGCTTTGACGTCGAGATATGGGCCGCGCAGTCTATCGCCAAAGCCTTCGACGAAGCATCTCTCCCCTACGAGCGCACAGAAAAAGGTCAGCCATCCTTTACTAAAGGGTTTCTCTCTGACCATCCGTCAGAACTGGCGCAACTTATCGTGCAAGCCCGTAACCTCAACAAAACCTCTGGCACATTTATCAACACTATTCTCAAGCATTGCCGCTCAGATGGTCGTATTCACGCCCACATAAACCAAATCCGCTCCGACGATGGCGGCACGGTCAGCGGTCGTATATCCATGAACCATCCCAACCTACAGCAAATCCCCGCACGGGATCCAGAGCTAGGCCCCATGATCCGCAGCCTCTTCCTACCAGAAGAAGGCGAGCAGTGGGCCGCAATTGACTTCTCGCAACAAGAACCGCGGATCTTGGTTCATTACGCGCACCTGTTTGGGGAACAAAGAGGCCGTCCGCTTAAGGGCGCAAAAGAATTTGTAGATAGCTACAATGAAGATAGCAGCACAGACTTCCACACGATGGTCGCAGAGATGGCGCAAATTCCACGCAAACAGGCCAAGACAATTAACCTTGGCATGATGTACGGCATGGGCGTGGCAAAGCTCGCGGACCAATTAGATATTCCCGTGGACGAAGCCAAAGGTCTGGTTTCCCAGTACCATGACCGTGTGCCTTTCGTTAAGGGTCTGATGCACGGGGTGATGAACAGGCTTAACGAAAAGGACAGTCGCGGGGCGCTGCGCTCGCTTCTGGGCAGAAAACTACGCTTTCCGTTATGGGAGCCCGACACGTTTGCCATGAACAAGGCGCTGCCATACGAGGAAGCCGTGAAAACATATGGCGACACAACACGCTTAAAACGCGCTTACACATACAAAGCCTTGAACCGTTTAATTCAAGCGTCCGCCGCGGACATGACCAAGCAGTCTATGGTCAACATATATGAGAGCGGGCGGATTCCTTTGATACAAATCCACGATGAAATCGCCATGTCAGTTGCAGACAGAAATGATGCAAAAAAGGTTGCAGAGATGATGCAAAGTGCTGTACCATTAAGTGTACCTAGCCTGTGTGACGTCGAAGTAGGCCCATCTTGGGGTGAAGCCGTCTAGTCATGTTAGTTCTGCTCATGGACAGATCGCCTGTCTTAACTCCCGTCCATTAGGTTTCGCACTGTTGGACGGGTTTTTTCCTTGCTCTCCCCCATAACATCCTATATTGTTGGTTAAAACTAGAGAGGTTCACATATGGATACCGATAAATGGAAAAGCGTTCTTGTCCCAATTGAGGTGTACAAGGAAATTAAAGCGCTCTCACAGACCGAAGGTCGAACAATTAGCGGTCAATTGCGGATTATCTTCGAAGCATACAAGCGCGAACAAGAAAGCGCTTGACTTATCCCATACACTTCTATATTCAGAGCGTACCTCATAAAAGATTTGATTGCGCCCTGAAGTTTACTTTGGGGCGTTTTCATGTCTAACCAAGACGATTATCTTATCGCGCTTAAAGAAACTAATAAATTTATTGACGATATGATGGACGCGGACCTCGAAGCAGGGGCCGCGTACACCGGAATTATTACCGCCGCAATCTTCCGCCTACTCAAAGGTTGTACCGATAAACAAGACGCAACAGGCATTATCGGTGCCGCAATGGCCTCGGCCAGCGCACATGTAGAGATGGAAGAAGGGATTTTATCAGATATTCACTAAGGGTATTGACATTATCCTATACCCTCGCATATACTCCTTTACGTTAACAACGCTAACCAAAGGAAAAAAGATATGCGGAATGTTAGAGTACACTTTGAAGGCATCGCCCCTTACAGCCAATCTAAAATGCACGAGGAGCCCAAGCTCCCCAAAGAAACTGCCGACGCCTACGAAACCAGAACGTGGCGTTCTAAATGCACCGTCGATAAAGACGGCAACATCATTATCCCCGCTATGGCTATCAAGTTCAGCCTGTCCGCCGCTGCTAAAAAACTAGGAACACAGATTCCGGGCCGCGGTAAATCAACTTATACAAAATACTTTGAAGCGGACGTCGTACCGCTCAACGATCCCAAGCTTGAAACCAAACAAGCCGACGTCAGAGGTGAACGCCTCAACGTTAATTCTGATGGCGTCAGAGGATCCGGTAAGCGCGTCTGGCGCACCTTTCCCGTCGTGGACACAGGATACAAGTCTTACATTGATTTTATGATCATGGATGACACCATCACCAAAGATGTATTCGAAGAGGTGTTCTACGCCGCGGGATCAGGTATCGGCATTGGTCGCTTCCGCCCAGAAAAAGGCGGAACTAACGGTCGCTTCCGCGCCGTAAAGTTTGACTGGCAATAATCATCGCGTCGCGCCGTACTACGGCGCTTCGCTGCGCTCCGCAATTCAACTCAAGGATTTGTTATGTACAACGCAACTTGTCTCTGGGCACCTCAACGACTCGCAACGCGACTTCGCGTATTGCAACGCGCCTCAATTCAACGCAACGATTTGTTTGTTACTTTTCGCATCTTCGCGCTCCGCCTCTCAACGCGACTTGTCTCGGCGCGGTGCGACGCACCTCTCCGCAACGCTACTCAACGATTTGTTTGTTACTTCGCGCCTCAACTCGCCGCGTCGCGGCACCCCGCGTCGCGGCACCCCGCATCGCACCTCAACGCAACGATTTGTTTGTTACAACGCCTCTCCACGCGGCTCGGCTTCTCACAGGGCACCACGGCTCCCCGCCGCTCACCGCGCCTCAATTCAACTCAACGATTTGTTTGTTACTTCGCGTCGCTCCAAAGCGCAGCGCTCCGCAACTCTACACGCCTTTCGGCAGCGCTCCTCTCCGCAATTCAACGCAACGAACTGAAACTTAACTAGGAAAAACAAATGTTCAAACGTTCAAAAATAACTTTGGATATGTGCGACTTGTTCCGTAATGCAAACGGACACCTAAGCTACGACACAATCCAAACCCACTTTGGCAAAACTATAAATGAACTGCGCCCAACAATCCTCGCAGCCAGAAAATATCTCGAAAGAGACGAAAGCGTCGTCTTCGAAAACGTCAGAGGCGAAGGGTACAAACGCCTCGATGATAGCGAAAAAGTGGACAGCCTCAAAACGTTCACAAGACGCATCCGACGGACCGCCAATAACGGCCAACTAAGATCACAAACCGTCGAAAAACGGGAAGAACTCTCCAACGATGACAGACTACGCCTCACGATCCGCGAAACGGCACTCTATGCCATCCAAACGCAACTCCAAGAAATTAATGATAAGGACAGGTGATGAGCCACAAATATAAAATCTGCGCCTTCTATGTTATCAAACAACTAGAAGACATCCAAAAATCTAACAACCCCGACATATTATTAAAAGACTTTCTCCACCAATGCATCTACAATGTAGGCGTAGATAGCATCGCAACGTGGAACGAGGAAAAACCAATTCCGGTCGTCAAAAAAAAGAGAGGAAGGCCCAAAAAAAATGGGTGACGAAAACCTTTCCCTGTTTCAGTCAGCGCACCTGCGTTGGCTGAAACGTCAAGTAGATAACCTGCAAGACCTGCGGTACACGAGACACGCGCCAAAAGATCTGGACGTACAACTCTTCTCCGCCCGCGAAGAACTAGACAACTTCGTCAACGAACTCAGGCAAACCAATGTTCAAATCTAAACCAAAACCAGACGATATCGACTGGTCAACCGCTGCCGACGATCCGCGGCTCGCAGACCTCGCTAAAAAGATAATACTATACTCAAGTATAGGACTTGACGCATAAGTATAGGAGTGACGTAACGTCATTATCCGTTAGTATGTATGGGATTTAACCCATATTCATGGTACTATAGTGTATGGGCAAAGTGCGCCCAACGCTATTTGACAATTGAATACCTCAACCCGACTAGGGCCAAAACCCGATCATGTCAGACACAATCTTTTGATGAGGTAAATCAAAATGAAAATCAAACCTGTTACTCATATCAGTACAGATCGAAATCGCTATTGCGGCCCAGCCGTCATCAGCGCAGTCACGGGCATGAACAGCGGTGAAGCCGCACGGCTCATCCGTTCCGTCAGTGGACAACGAGCCGTAAGAGGAACCCACACCACTCACGTGCGACGGGCCCTCACACTCTGCGGAATACAAAGCATCTATCGAAGATGCACTCCAAAGATCACGCTCGCCGCTTGGCTGAAAGAAAGCAAAGATATGCGGACCACGGGCCGCGTGTTTCTGGTTGTCGCAGGACATCACTTCCAACTGATCGAAGGAAGACGATACGTCTGCGGACGCACACGTGACATCGTGAGCATCAAAGACAAACAGGTTAAACGCAGGGCACGTGTCGAAGATGTCTACGAACTGGTGGCCGACGGCAAGATCACAATACCCGATCAAGCCCGAAAACCAAAACAACCCGCTAACCAATACAGAAGCTACATCGAAAAGATGAAGCGGAAGTATGGCTTCACAGTCGAGTATGAAAGGTGGAACCAAACATACTGGGTGGAAATGCCACGACACGCCGAAGACCTAGCGTGGGACACGGGCCACCATCTCAGAGATGAGCATGGTTGCTACAGTCAAAGCGAAGTAGCAGACCGCTTCGAAGCAATGGCAGAGTTCATGGAAGAATACTGCATGGAAGACGCATAACAATTAAGCCCGCAAATCGCGGGCTTTTTTATTGTCTTGACGTTACTCCCATAATATCCCATACTGGGCTTCTTTATGAGGAGACCAGAATGCCCTATCTATACGAAAACCCCATCCTAAATGTTGGCGTCTATTACGACAAAGAGAGCATGGCCGACGATCCGTCGATACATCCCTTCGATAACGGTATCGCAGGATATAGCGCATCAACCATTCGTGATCACTTCTGTACCGCAGAAAAAACCGCCGCAATGTTTGGACGACGCCGAAATATGAAAATGTGCGTACAAGTAAAAGTGCCGTATGATGAAGAAAAGTTTAAAGCCGATCCGTCAAAACCTTGGAAATATGGTGGGTATTACGAAGTTTGGCGGGATTTAATTAATTACAACGATGTTACCGATGATCCCAAAGAAGAACATGCGTTAAAAAAGTGGTGGGTTATGGTTGAGCAACGAAATGTGTTCTACGAAGAAGCCGAAACAGCAGAGGAGGCACGGCGCATCGTTGCAGAAGATCGCATCTGGGGTCCAGAACACGGTATCGGCGGGGAAGATACTTATGAGTTTGAAATCACTGTGGAGAGGGAAGAGGGCCAATGAAAACGTTCTATGTTGAATTGGATAAACGCAAGGGCTTTTATATGAAAGCCTATAGCAGCAACCAAGTCTACGACATGTTCAAAGACTTATACGTTATCGACGATATCAAAAGCATTAATTAAGGTTTGGTAACTCTTTCTATATATATAGCCAGAAAAATAAAAAAAATAAATTTTGCGTTTAAGGGTGTTACCGGTGTTACGGTGTTACCTTTGTATCTATGTATATAATAAGAAAGGGTTTTTCGGTAACTTTTTTGGGTAACACCTCTGTTTTCAAGGTGTTACCTTATATACCTTCTTAGAATGTCTTATAAACTCTTACGCTAGATTTAGTAGTTCAGCCTTGTTATGACACAATTATAGCAAAATAAACGAGGCTAAAAATGGCAAAAACACCCCCAATTCCGAAGGGTTTGGTGTTACGGGTTAAGAAAAAACCCACCGGAAAGCGTTGGACTAAACAAAATCCGGATGAATTGAGAGGCCGCAAGAGATTGCATGAGCAATCGCCTCTGACCCGTATGCAAGAGAAGTTTGTGAAAGAACTGGTTTCCAACGATGGAACCATCACAATGTCAGAAGCCGCAGAACGAGCGGGCTATACAAAAAAGTCTGCTCCTGTTCGTGCGTCTCAGATGACAAACCCCCATATCAGTCCACACGTTTGCGCCGCGATTAAAAAATATCGTGACGAGCTAGATGAGAAGTTTGGCATCACTTATCAAAGACACGTGCGAGACTTACAGCGCATTCGTGATCTAGCCCTTGAAAACGGCGCGTACAGTGCCGCAGTGCAGGCTGAATATAGGCGGGGTCAGGCGCAAGGCGATATCTACGTCAGTAAGTCTGAAATCCGTCACGGCAGCATTGATAGCATGAGCCGCGAAGACGTTCAAAAAGCTTTGGATGAATTGAAGCAAACATATGGCGCAATTGACATTACCCCAGACGAAGATGGAAGCGGGCCTGTATCAGCAATTGAAGGCAGCTACGAAGAGATCGAAACGGACGCTGATTCTCACGCGGATTGAGAACTGGGCAAGCCAAGGCATTCCTGACCTTCTCATTTGTGATGAGCGCGGAAAGTTTCACTTTGTTGAATTAAAGTTTTGTAAGGCTAACGCTGTTAACCTGAGCCCGCATCAAGTTGCATGGCATGTCCGTCATAAGCATTCATCTTGTTGGACCTTGATTAAAAAACAGAACAAGCCCGACAGTGCCCCATTTCTATTTTTATATCATGCGGATCAAGCAATGGACCTAAAGGCGGACGGTTTAAAAACTGAGCCGCGGTTAGCGCACGAAAAGAAATTCCTATGGGATGAGGTTTTCGACTTGATATGTCCTATTTAATCGCATATTCTCTTATCACCAGAAAGTGAGGTAATATGAATTATAAAGACATAAACAGGTACATGTTCGAAGACATTCAGATGTGTATGGAAAAAATACATGCTTTTGACAGGCTAATGACTGATCCGGATTTAGATAGTTTTTGGGATAAGGTGCCGCGCAGCGAGCCTGTAGGTCATCAGAAAATTGTTTGCGAGGCTTTAGAGCAAGCGTTTAGCGCTTTGAACCGTGCCCAATTAAACTGGTTGGCCGCTTCAAAGTATAACAATGCTGCGGTTGACCCGTTGCCTAAACGGGAGGCGGTGTAATGGGATTGCATAGTGAACATTGTGTAGGTTGCGGCGTGGGCGTTACTGGTTTTTATTGGCCCGATGTAAATTGGGATTTATGCGTGGAATGTTATAAAATGACAAAAGAAACTGAAGCGGAAAGCCAAGCAGAATATGAAGCCGAAGAAAAAGCGAGATGGTCCGATGTTTTTGCTTAATTGGATTGGCCGCTTGTTATATGGTTCAGATTTTGATGAGTTAAGCCGCCGCGCAAATAAGCCCCGCCGTCGCAGAAAATAATAAAAGTTAAACCCGCTTGCATGGCGGGTTTTCTTTTGTTATAGATATGGGATAAATCTTATATGGGGTAAGACAATGCTTAGAACTGTAGAGACATCACGCGCAAAAAAAACTAAAGGAATAGCCGTTACCTATAGAGCGGGCAACGGGGATAAATTTGGAACGTGCCCGCCGTCATGCGCTTTAAACGATAGCGGCAAGGGCGCAAAAGAAATTGATTGGCAATATTTTGACGCATTGCTTGACGCTGTACCGCGTAAAGGGGTTGCGTTCACTTATACGCATTTTGATTGGGTTGATTGGTTTCGCAAACAAAAACGCGGGATAGATCACCCCAAAGGTAAAACCGTTGTCAATTACTCCGCGGACAATTTACAAGACGCCGCAATTGCTGCGGGCGCGGTTCCTACGGTAACCGTTGTCAGTGAAGCGCAATGGCAGGGAAAAAAATGGTTTTCGTTTGAATTAGAAATTGAATATGCGCGGGATGATGTCCCCAACGAAAAACGCACCGTTGTGAGATGCCCCGCAGAATACCGCGACATATCTTGCGCTCAATGTGGAGACGGCGAGCCGTTTTGCGCTATGTTAAACCGTAAATTTATCATTGGTTTTACTGCGCACGGTCCGAATAAACGCAAGGCGGCGGATGCAACCGCGCAGGGCGGTTGCTATGCCGCGCAAGGTAATTGCCGCATATGGTGGGAAGACACCGCACATAGTGAACAGACAGAAACTGACGGGGAAAAGTTAACGCGCTTTGTTTCTGGCCTGCCTCCGCGTTCAATTGTTCGCCACCATGTTGCGGGGGATATTGGCAAATAAACTTTTTAAAAGTTTTGCCTTGCATAATATGGGAAAATATAAGAG